ATTATTGAAATTACACACCATGATATAATTCCACTAACAAATATTACCTTAAAACTGTTAATAAAGTATATATTATTAACCATTACGTTAAACAAATTTGTTATAATACATTTAAATTCAATTTATAAATAAATTTAAGAGCTGCGCACATTATATTTATATGTTGATAGATCTTCCATTTGTGAGTGTATGTACACCAACATATAACAGGCGCAAACATTTTCATACAATTATAGAATGTTTTAAACATCAAGACTATCCAAAACAATTAATGGAGTGGGTAATAATAGACGACGGAAGCGATAAAATAGAGGACTTGCTCGTTGATATACCAGAAGTTAGTTATCATAGATATGAAAATAAAATGAAACTTGGAGAGAAACGAAATATTATGCACGAGAAAACAAAGGGCGATATTATTATATATATGGACGACGATGATTATTATCCACCAGAAAGAGTATCACACGCAGTATCGTATTTAAATAATAAACCGAATATTCTTTGTGCCGGTAGTAGCAAACTATATATTTATTTTAAAGATATAAAAAAAATATATAGTTTTGGACCATATTTCGAAAATCACGCAACCGCGAGCACATTTGCATTTAAAAAAGAACTTTTAAAAATAACAAAATACAATAGCGCAGATATTAGCGGAGAAGAAAAATATTTCCTTAAAAACTATACCATACCTTTACTACAATTGAATCCATTTAAAACAACACTGCTTATTTCACACGATTCGAATACGGTAGATAAAAAAGATATTATTAAGTATGGAAAATTATCAAAAAAAAAAATTAATGTATTTATAAAAAATCAAAACATAATAGATCTTATTGATAATTAGCATTTGAATAATTATTATAAAATTGATATCTATATTAATAATTATAATAATTATAAAAAATAATCATAATAATTATATAATAATGGCTCAAATTGTTGGTTCACCAGAATCTTTCCATTCCGTTAACTCATTTGAGTCAATAAACTCTATACATACATCTGATTCAGATAATACGGTTAACTCGAATTATACAGACAGTTCGTCAGATAATACAAATATTTCTAACAATGATTCTATTCAATTTAGAAATATTCTAAAAATAAAAAAACATAAAAAAAAATCTATAAAAACAAAACTAATTTTTACCGATGATTATAATATAGCATCGTTCATACATCAAATTATTAACACATTAAAATTAAATAACATATCGTATACATTAAAAAAAAATTATACATTTAATTGTTGTTATTCTGACAATCACATTTGTATATTATTTAATATATATTTATATGAAATACAAGATACACAAAATGAATTTATTATAGAAATCGTTCACAAAAAAGGCAACAAACAATACTTAGAAAATATATTTCATGCTATAATAAATAATTGTGAAATAAATAAAACTAATTATTGTAACAAAAATAGTATTCTGTCTAATCCTTACATTAACAATATTATTAATGATTATATAAAAACTCTTAACTTTAATTTTAATAATAATTATATTGAATCGCATTATACACAATTATACACGCTAACTGAATTATGCAGTAATAAAGATTTTCATATTTATTTAATTAATAATAATACCCATGATATTATTTTAAATTATATTTATAATAATGAATTACGTTCAAGCGATGATATTATATGTCATATACTTGCACTATCTGCACTACTTGAATTATCGTATGATAATAAATTAAAAAAATATATAACAATTGAGAATATTAACAGTATAAAAAAAATATCAAAAACATCAAAGGCATATATTAATAATGTATTTGATAGCAAAATTAATAAAATTTCATTGAACTTGAAAAACCACCTATAACTTTTCTTGTCTCTGAATCGGCATCTGACGATGTATCAGAGCATGTATCTGAATCTTTATCACAGCATTTAACAGAGCAATTTTCATTTGATGTATCGGATGATGTATGATAACTTTTAATAGAACCATTAAAATCATCATCAATACTTTCAATACTATAATTCCTTACAACGTCCTTTGTAACTTCGTCGTCGGACGTTTCATAGTCAATACTTAAATTAGATGCTTCCTCAAGCATCTTAACATTTTCTTCAAGTTCAATAATTAAATCATTTTTTAATTTTAAATTGGAGATATATAAAGATATTTCTTTTCTCATATTTTTTTGCTCTTGAAAGATTTTCTTTAATTGTCTTGCTTGTAATCTTAGAGTGTTTTGTTTATAAATTATATCCTTTTCTAATTTATTTACCTTATTATTTTGTTTCTGTATAATATTATCTTTCTTGGCATTTTCAATATGTAAATCTTTAATAATTTTTTTATTTTCATCCTTACCCATATTATTTCTCCATATATTATGAGTTTTGGTATTAAAATGTTGTAAAAATTGTTGACGCGTATTTATGGTTCGTCCAGAAATACACGGACAACTGTATGTAATTTTTTGAGATCTTGAAAATTTTTCATAAGGACAATAATCAAAATATTCTCCGGTATCTTCATTAAATTTCGGTACATATTCTTCAAAATCTTGCCGAATTATTTGTGCATTAGACATAATAATTATCAGTAATTATAATTACTGATTGAGTTTTTAATTCAATTTTTATAAAATTGAATATTTTTATAAAATTGAATATTTTTATAGTTATATAATTAATACAAAAAATGGATAATAGAATTGATATTCTACTACTAAATAAATTACCAAATGAACTTGTTAATTATATAATATTTCTTTCAAGACCAACCTTGTCAAAACAAATGAAAAAAGAGATTGAATTAGAGGCGGCGCACATGATTTGTAAAATACATTATGAATTGTGGTATCCTAAATTCGTTAGATATTGGCATTTAAATGATATAGAAGACATTACCGAATTACCATTAGAATATACTTATGATTACACTTTACTACAATGTAATACGACTGAAAGAATTAAATTTATTATGACACAATTATTTAATTGTGGGTGCTGTAAAAGGCATTCGCAAGGAATACTCGATAAACCACATTGCAAACATTTAAGAAAAAAATTCTCGCTAAGAGAAATAAGAGATGTAAAGACTTATGGATATTCATTAAAATGTATGTTTCCGGAAATAAGACATAATAAAAATAATGAGTGTAATTGTATTTGTCGACATGTATTGCGAAATATATATCGAAATATTTAAGATGTAAATTAAATAATTATTTTAATTTTTTTTATAACCGATTATTGTATCGTCAGTTTCAATATCATTAATGAATTTATAACCAATAATTAATAACATAATAAATATGTTAGCAATACAAATCATTATCGCATAAGGAATATTAAAACAGATTGTTAGAAAGTATATTATTGCAATTAGTAAAAACAACATTTTTTTGGTTATAATCTCTTCTTTAAATTATGGTTCAATTTTTTATTTATCAATAATTGTTTCTTTGGCAATATTCTTTATTATTTTATTTTCGTTTGATTCTTGGGTTATGTCTATCATTAAGTTTTGCATTAATTGTATATATTCCTCTTTTCCCTTATCGCTTTCGCTCCAATTTGGATTTTCATTCCGCCATTCAATAATAGCACTTCTCTGTTTAGATGCAACATCATTTATAGCAGTTTTTAGCTTTCCTTTTCCATTTTCTCTTTCCCATTCATTATTATCTTTAATATACAAGGTCTCCCTCTTTATATCTGTGCAGTGTATGGGTCGTTGATTCATACCAAGCTCTTTTAAACCATTAAGAAATACAGAGCATACTCCTTCTACTAATCCGTTTGTAGAAGTAAACTGTATATCATCCATTTTAATTTTTAGGGATTCGATAAATTCGCTCATGTTAATAGCATCGCTACATTGTTCATCTAAAAATACATTTATGTTAAAATTATTATTTGTGTTATTTCCCAATTTTGGTATCATTTCTTTAATAATATCACTTTGTTCTTTTAATTGAATCATCATTCTATCTTTTACTTTATTATTTTCTTGATGGTCAATTAATATATTTTTAAACAATTCTTTTAATTCTTTGTTTTCATTTAGTAGGGTATTATTTTCTGTATTATTATGAATTATTTGATTTTCTGTAGCAGGTAATAGTCCACTACATTTTTTTTTGTGCCTCCAAAGTCCTGACCGCTGCTTATATGCTCTACTACAAGTATCACAAATGTGTAAAATCTCGGGTTTTTTTGGAGGCGTTGCCGAGCGTTGCCGATTATGTTTCAGTGTGGTTTTGTGTTGATTCCATAAAAATTTTGTTAGGCATTTATAGTCGCATTTTTCACAGTAAAATTCATTCGCATATTTTCGCATATTTTTGGTTGCTAAATATGCTATATATAGGCAACGGAAAAATATGCTTAAGTAGTTTTCAAAAAAAAACACTTGGTAACAAACCATTTTTTTGTTATTTTATTTTATTAGCATTATCATCTAAACTTTTTTTATCACGAATTTTTTCACCATTCTTTTTTTCATAAATCGATTTTGGACATTTTTAAGAATGTCCAATTCCCATTTTTTCATTTTAGAATTGAAAAAAAATTCGTGAAAACGTGAATATATAATATATATAAATATACCAATATATAATAAATAATTACATTAAGATAGGTAATATAACTAACAATAGAAATGTCATACGACAGCATAACTTTCTGAACATGAAATAATAAATTGATATAAATTGATTTAAATTGATTTAATTTAATATATTTAATATATTTAAATGAATAATTTAAAGAGAGAAACTGGAAATAAAACAACATTTGTAAAAGATCCATTTCATGAAATAATCAATGATATATTTGACCAGTTTAACTTTAATGTAAAAATCCCATCCGGAGAGAGAAATTATATGAAACAACCGAAGTCAAATAATAAAGTAAAACAATATATAATAAAATAAAAAAATATATAATAATATAACTAATTATAATAATATAAATAATTATAATGGCAGATACATTAGACATTTCTTCATTATTAAAAGCATTAGATAATGATAATAATGAAAATATTATGGACTTGGATTTAGATAAAATACAAAAAATGAAGCACAATATATTATCCGAATTAGATTTAACAGACGATAAATATAATTCTATGATGAATTCCTTGAGAGAATATAAATATATAGATGAAATTCCAGATTTAGATTATGGGCACTATATTAGGTGGATATCATTAAAAAATCCAGCAAATATTAAATTAACAAATGGAGGAATCTTATGTGATATTAAGGTTAACGACCAAGTCTCATTATTATGTAAAACCAATTCAAACCGTTTTTTTCAAATTAAACTGGATGAGTGTTTAGTATTTCAGAAATTATCGGAACAAGAAAAAATTATATTGAATGTAATAAATTATTTGAAGTGAAATATTATATTTTACATATACAATGGATTTTAAAACCTATGTTATTAATTTAGATACAAATAAGGATAGGTGGGATATGCAATCAAAAGAATTAAACAATGTCGGTATTTGTCCCGAACGTTTTTCTGGTTATAGATATAATGATATTGATAAACAAGAAATATTAAATAAATTTGGTTTATTTTATCACTTTTCTTCGGATTCTATGATAGGATGTGCTTATAGTCATTTAAAAGTGTTAGAAAAATTTCTAAAAACAAATGATAAAGTTTGTTTGATATTAGAAGATGACGCATATCCAAAATTTAAAAATAAGAATGAATTAAATATTTTACTTAAAAATATTTATGATAAAATATTAATTGACCAATGGGATATATATACACTACATAGTGATGGTTTTATTAATGATACATTTTACAATTTTAAAAATATATTATCGATGAGCAATGCAGCATATTTTATAACAAGACAAGGTGCTATAAATGTATTAAACAAACAACTATATACACACTGCGATTTAAATATTAATATAAATAATTTATTTGGCAATACAATAAAAAAAATACATAAAATAAATTTATTTTATACGAAAGAAGAATTACTATCAGATAACAGAAAAAATAATACTAATTATAGTATATTGGATTTAATAATATCTAAAACAATAATGAATAAAAAATTATTACGAGGAGAGAAGGAATGGAAACACATAAGAAATCATACATTTATAAATATTCCGTTTTTTAACTATAATTTATCAAATAGTAAAGTGATTAAAGAACTATTTCTTTTATATTTCATTTTAATAAATATGAAGTATCCATCTAAAAAAAATAAATTTTTATTATTTATAAGTATCTTATTAAAAATTGATAATAAAATAATTAAACTTTAATAGTTTATTGAATTATATTAAATTATATTAAATTATGTTTGATAATAACAATCTCAAATATAATTTAATATGTGCTTCCGTCTTCGTTCCATCTAATTTGTAACATAATTATTTTAACACCATTTGTGTGCTTTATGGAATGCTGTTTTTTAGATAGGTTCCTGTGACAATGTTATTGTCAAATTCTTCGATAAAATCCGAGATACATATTTTTTAATTCTGAACTTTAAAATATATTGACTGTTTGGAATGATTGCCTGTTCGTAAGAGACCTCCTGCTTCCGCTCCGCCGATCCTCGTACGTCCCCCCAGTCCGACGCCTCCTCGTGAAAAAAAAACATATCAATAGTGACAGGAGTGCCGTCCAAGTTAGTGCCCCCCACGTTGCTGCCATTTTGAAAAACTATCTTTATGTAATTATAACTCGTAGTATTAATTTTAAGTGTGATATAGACATGCCCACTCCCCTGATTTGTCACCCACAGTCCCTCGTCTCCTGTGCTACTGGACCATTCAACACTATTTGGAACACTGCCATAATTGCCCAAAACATAGTCTATACTGGGATGTGCAATCGCATAATCTTTCCATGTATCTACACTATTAGTACTAGAAAAATCCATAACTATAGGTGGTTCCGGTTCTGGTTCCGGTTCTGGTTCCGGTTCTGGTTCCGGTTCTGGTTCTGGTTCTGGTTCTGGTTCTGGTTCTGGTTCTGGTTCTGGTTCCGGTTCTGGTTCCGGTTCTGGTTCCGGTTCTGGTTCTGGTTCTGGTTCTGGTTCTGGTTCTGGTTCCGGTTCTGGTTCTGGTTCTGGTTCTGGTTCTGGTTCTGGTTCTGGTTCCGGTGGAGCTGTTATTGCTCCCATCCGTTTATTTCTTATATAGTCAGAACTATTTCTTGATTGTGAAGGGGCGATAAATTTATTTTTTTGCGTAAATTCTAAACAGAATACTTTCCTATCCAAAGCACGCGAACTACTATTAGTCCTATTTGGAAACATATATATTATATGTATATATTCAAGTTGTTTATCCAACAAATTTTAGCCAATGTGAAGCGGTCTTTATCTTTTTTCAGTTTTTAACTGTCGGTTTTTTGTTAATTTTTTTTTTGTTAATTTTTTTTTTTAATAATAAAAATTTTGGATTTTTTTTACAAGTAAATTTAAAACTATTAATTTTTTTTTTCTTTAAAACACTATTTGTACATATAGGTATTGATTCTTTTTCATTATATTTATTAAATTTATTTATGGTTTTAATACATCTACATAATTTTGTAATTAATATTTTTTCGGCTTTATTTTTAATTTCTGATTTTTTTAATTTTTTATCATCAATATTATAGAACTTAAGTATCTCTAAATAATCTTTATTAGTTAAATTCATTAATAATATATGTTTATAAATTTTTTATAAATTTATAAATATATAATATGATTAATAATATAATATGATTAATAATATCATCAACAACAAAATTGTTGTTTTTGATTTAGATGAAACACTTGGTTCTTTTACCGAATTAGGCATATTTTGGGATGCGTTGGAAAGTTTTTATGGAGATAAAATGCCGAATGATGCATTTATAACATTATTAGATATATTTTCAGATTTTTTAAGACCAGATATTATTAATATTCTCAAATTTATAGTAGATAAAAGGGACAAAGGTGAATGTAAGAAAATAATGATATACACAAATAATAATGGACCTGAAAGTTGGATTAAATTAATATGTGATTATTTTGATAAAAAATTAAATACCAATGTTTTTGACAAGATAATACGCGCATTTAAAATAGACGGAGAAATTGTTGAAATTGGTAGGAAAACACACAATAAAACAGTTGAGGACTTAATTAATTGTAGTAAAATACCAGATAATACCAAAATTTTCTTTATAGATGATCAAGTTCACCCAGATATGGAACACGAAAATGTATATTATATAAAAATTAAACCCTATAATTATACTTTACCTTTTGATGTTATGGCACAAATGTATTATAATAATGAATATAATAATATTAATAAACACAGCAATGAGGAAGAGTTTATAAATACAATTGTTAGAATAATGAAGCGTTACAATTACGAAGATAAATATATAAATGAAATGGAAATAGATACAATTGTTAGCAAACAAATAATAAATTATTTGAAAGACTTCTTTTATAAGAAAAGATATAAAACAATAAAAAAAAAACATAAAACAAATAATAAATTAAAAAAGAAAACATTAAAAAGATAAATAAATAAATTATTTCGTTTTTGCTTCTTGAATTAGTGACAATCTTTTTCCAAAATAACCTGCGTGTTTAACATTATCAAAGAATATCTGCGATATAGTAGTAGTAAATACTAAAAGATATCCACACATAAAAATAATATCTTTATCGAATTTAGTAATGACTTTTAATTTAGAGAAGGGGTTAAATTGATATAGTATATAAAAAGATGTAATATACGTTATTAAGCTATGAAAATAATTTATGTAATCTAAGTTTATATTAAATACACCGGTAAACGCAATAGCAATAATTGAATGATAAATATAAAATATAATTATTATAATTTGCTGATATAAAGGATATTTAAATAAGTCTAACATTTATAAATTATACAAATATTATTTTATTAACACATTTTTATTTATTTCATTAACACATTTTTATTTATTTCATTAACACATTTTTATTTATTTCATTATAAATACTTAAGGTTCGTGCACTACTATCGGATGCTTCAATAAAATTTGGCATCCAAAAATAAGGGATATTGTTAGATGTGTTAGGGTAGTATAATTCATACAAAATACGATAATATAGTTGCTCGTCAGTCAACGGTTTATTGTGGTCGGTCCATTCTGGTTTACAAATGAATGCTGTATTATTAATGTATTTTTTTATATAAGCTAATTTATCTTTAATAATTTGAAACCAAGAACCATTATCTCCTGAAATCCCATCACTAAATGCTTCTTTTGTTCTCCAAAGAATCTCTTGGGGTATTAAATCGTTATAAACAAAGTTAAACGATTCACGCAATAATTGTTTTTCACAAATGTCGGTTGATTCGTTGGATAGCGGGTTTCGGTGTTTAATGGGAATACTTAAATAATAATTAACAAATGTTTTATCCAAAAATGGGGTTCTCGGCTCGAGACCGTGTGACGAGATACATCGGTCGGAGCGCAAAACGTCAAATGTATGCATATTATTTAATAATCTTTTACATTCTTTATCAAAATCCATATCACTTGGTGATTTTAAAAAATATAAATAGCCGCCCGTTAATTCGTCGCTTCCATCACCATTAAAGACCACTTTTAAATCTGTATGGTTAGATATGTATTTACCTATTAAATAATTTCCTACACTTGCGCGCACCGTTGTAGTGTCGTAACTTTCAATAGATTTTATCACTTCTGGTATAGAATCAAAAAATTCATCTGGTGTAAGTATAATTTCAGTATGATCTGTTTTTAAATGTTCCGAAACAATCTTGGCATTTTTTAAATCATCAGAACCCTTCATCCCAATACTAAATGTTTTTAAAGTTCCTGGATAATATTTATTTACCAAAGCAGTAATCAAACTACTATCTAAACCACCAGATAGCAAACAAGCGATGGGCCGCTCAGTTGTTCCTACTACGCGTTTCTTTACTGCTTCTTCTAAGTAATAAACTATATTCTTATAATATTCAATATTATTGTTCGAATTAAAAGGATATAAGCACGTAGATGGTGCGGAAATATTAAAATATTTTTTATTAATTATATTGGCGTTCCATTCTGAATTCACCATGTGAGTTTTACTATAATACGAATACGTTCCTGGTTCAAAAGGGTGAATATAAAAATTTTGTGCATCGCTGGGTTTATTATCATCCAGAGTTTTAGTCTGAACATAATTATCATTTTTTTTAACAAATAATAATTTTTTATTATTAATATTATTAATATTTAATAATGGAGATAATGATTTAATTTCTGAAGCAAAAGCAATAATTTTTTCATTAGTATACGTATCATTTTTGTCAATGTTTTGTGTGGAATACTTTATATTTATATTATTCGATTGCTTGTTATTATTATCAATTTCCATAACATATAATGGTCTAACTCCAAACGGATCTCTCGCAACAAATAATTTCGGTTCATCTGTAAACTTTGAAGTATCATATAATATAATTGAAAAGACACCGTCCAGCATGCTAATCGTATATTCGAACCCATATTTTTGATACATTCTAATAATTACTTCACAGTCGGAACCGGTGGTGGGGTCGATATCCATAATTGCATACAATGTTTTAAAATTATAAATCTCTCCGTTACACAATACTGTCACGTGATCAATTGTCATTGGTTGATTGGATTCCTTATCCAAACCATTGATTGCAAGTCGTTTAAACCCAAAAATAATAGAATCCGCATTATAAATTAGTTGCGAATCTTCGGGACCTCGTGCATTACCTTGATCAAAGGCGGTTTTTACTATTTTGGTATTAAATGTAGATTTGTTATTGAGAATAGTAAAAATGCCACACATAATCTAATAATATTATTAAATATAACTTTAGGTAGTAATAAAATATTATTTATGATATTATTTTATGATATTATTTTATAATATTATTTTATAATAATATAAGTATATTATAAATGACCGAAATAAATAACAAAGTATACTATAATCAAAACGAACGTGTAGATATTTTAAATAATCGTATATTTGATAGAAATAAACCGTCGGGTATTAACGAGACAAAATTTAGCGTAAGACCGGTATCAACAAAATACGATTTGATGTCTATTTATGATAGACGGGAGAAATCAAGTGTTCCTATAAAGAATAAACCATCAAGTGTAAATGAGACATTTAATCCAGGAACATATAAAGGTCCGTTTACCGGTTTTACTAATAATATTGACAACGAATCTATATTACGTAATCAATTTTTTGCTTTGCAAAATAATGAACAATCCGTTTATGTTCCATCTTCTAAAAGTGATATGTATGAGGTAAATGTTAAAGGTTCTGATGTGATACAGCCATTCCAAGATTTATTCGAAGAACAAAATTTAGCATCTTTTAATCCTAACCCAGATAATGAAAAAGTAGGTTTTAATGTCTTTAATAATTTTACAAGACAACAGGTAAAAAATGTTTAATTACTATATCTATAAATATATAGTAATTTAATGGATATTGATAATAGCCAGATTAATGATAAGAACAATAATATAGATGAGAACAAACAGGTTAATGATTTGACATTGAAATATTTATCAAATAAATGTTACACTAATAGTGTAAACCAAGCAATAAATAATAACGAAAATAATATAGCATCTAATGAAAGTAAAATAAATAACAAGGAAATTAAATTTTACAGAAAAAGGATTATGAATTTTACAAAAACTATGTTGCGCGAAGAAATAGATTTGAAGGACATAAATAGTAATATTAAAGAATCATATTATGAATATGTAAATGTGTTAATAGAAAATTTTAAAATGAATGATAGACGGGATGTAATACAAGCAGAATTTAAAAATTTTAGTAATGATATAAGTATGTCAAATAATATACAAAATGATATTAATAATTTAGAAAATATAAACGATATAATATTTCAAAATAAAAAAATTGCATCTACGATGGATAATTTTGTAGTTAAATCAGGAAATAAAAAAGAAATTAAAATATATCCACAAGAAAAAACAATAAATTTAAAAGCGAAACATTTAAGAGTTAAAGGAATAAAAACCAATAAAAATGTGTCAAATAAATAAAAATATATAAAAATATATAAAAATATATAAAAATATATAAAAAATAAATAAAAATATATAAAAATATATAAAAATATATGACAATAAAAGAAAAATCTATATAAATATTAACTGATGAGAACAAAAAAAAAACAACATAATAAAAATAAACATCATAAACATGTAGCTCCTTGTATGAAAAAACAAACGAAAAGTAAAACTATTAAATTAAATTGCAGTCCAAACGTAAACCATGATAAAGATTTTACATGTTATAATAGTGATTCGTTAATAAAATTAAGAGATTTGTGGAATGGGCGACATCCAGATTTATTAATAGAAAGTAACGATGATAGAGAAATATGGAAATCATTAAAAAATTATATGTCAGATGTTTGTAAAACCGAAAAATGTTGGCTAAAACAAAATTTTGCCTCAAATAATCTAACAGACGAGTTAAAGAACTATACTTTTGTACCAGACACACCAACTAAATGGAAAGAAAATAAAAATGAATGGTTAAATAGTTTAGATATTGAAAGGGTAATGAAACAGTATGAAAAAAAACATAATAATTTTGATTTCTTGGGACCTTCACCAATTGATTTTAATAAAAAAATATCAGACAATACGTGTGTTTGGGAAGAGTTATGTAATTTTGATTTAAAAGAAAAATTATTAAAAAATAAAACAAAAATAGGTATAATTTTTAATACGGATCCGCATTATTTGGGTGGTTCTCATTGGATATCAATGTTTATAGATATAAATAAAAAATTTATTCTGTTTTTTGACAGCACCGGCGACGATGTTCCGAAAGAAATAAAACAATTTATAAAAAAAATAAAGAAACAAGGTAATGATATAGGAAAGAAATTTAAAGTGTATATTAATAAAAAGAAACATCAAAGGGGTAATTCTGAGTGCGGTATGTATTCTTTACATACCATAATAGGTTTATTAGACAATGAACACGATGTTAACTTTTTCTTAAACTATGATATTCCTGATAAAAATATGGAAAAATTAAGACAAATATATTTTAATTAATATAAAACTACTATTACTATTATTACTATTAATATTAGAATGAATAATAGTAATATGTTTTTAATGAATAGTAATAAAGAAACATTATGGGAAATTATGTATCAAAATGGTTTTTTTTATAATATAAATAAGGAACCTGCTGATATAAAAGGGTATTTCGACACTGTGATGAATACAATCGAAAATGGTAATAAGAATATGTCTTTAGTTGAAAAAAATAAAAAGACTTTAATGGAAGTTAAATCATACGTAGATAATAATAAAAAATCTCAATTTGATGAGATAGTCACATCCGAACAAATAATTAAACAGAGGCAAGATAATTTTACAAACAATTTAAATCACAAAAAACGCGAATTCGATGATATTATAAAAAAGAATATACCAAAAGATGTTAATTTTTCCGATGAGAATGATGAAAATAGTGAAAGTGTAGATAAATTATTAGAAAAAGCAATAAAACGCCGCGAAGAATTAAATATAGTTATTCCAAATAGCAACCCAAATAGCAACCCAAATAGCAACCCAAATAGCAACCCAAATAGCAACCCAAATAGCAACCCAAATATTAATTTATTAAATATAGGGGAAACAATACATCATTTTGACAATGAGAATGTAGAATTAATTAAAGCAGAAAGAAAAGGTGAAACACTCAATGATAAAGTATTAATACAAATAGATGAAAAGAATGACCAGATTATTGATTTATTAAAAGAAATATTAAATTTAATAAAGGATAAAGATGTAAATAAATAAAATAAAAAATAATATAATTTATAACTGATTATATTATTTATATGTTGATAAATAGATATTTATAATTTAAATTATTTTGCAAAA